TCTACTAAGGCAGAGTTCTTTTCTGGAGGAACCAAAGTTCAATTATCAGAATCTAACTTTCCCTCAGTTATTAAATCCTTAAATATTTTAGGCAAGCAGCAGCTTGGTATGGATAAAGATTTCTTTGCGTTAACTAAAACACTTGGCAAAAAGGGAATTTTAAAAGAACGCCCTGGTCCATTAGCTGAGCATAAAGAGTCATTAAATATGCACAGATTAACTGACACAGAGCAAGATGAATTAACTGAAGCGTACGATAAATTGGGGGAGATGCTTAAAGAGGCATTTCCTAATAAGCCTGCTACAGGAAAGCAGTTTATCGAATTAAAAGAATCGACATTCTCAAGCCGCGCAAAAGCATTAGATTCTATTGCTAAAGAAACTAAAACTAGGGGAGATCAGTACAAATCTAAACAAAGCTTTACTAGAAGACTAGACGAAGAGTTGGAAAAAAGATTTGCTAATGACCCTGAAGCTAAAGTTTATATGCAACATAATGTTGATACACGAGGGCGCACTTCGCCTATAGACCCTTCCGGAGCTTCTTTAAACTCTGGTGGTGCAATTAGGCATGGTTTTACAGGGGCTAAAAAGCCGATAGTATACGGGGATGAAGGCTTTAACCAAATTGTTGATGATTTAGTTTTATTTGACGATAAAGCGGGATTGAGCAAAATACAAGGCACTGGATTAGATAGACATTCGCATTGGCTAAAAAATAAAGATACTTACCTTAAGCAAGGTCAAGAAGCTTTAGACAATGTAAATAATCCTGATTGGAATCCAAAATGGATGAACCGAAAAGATGCGGGACCTTATTTAAGAGGAGTTATGGAAGTAGCTCGGATTAAGAAAGCGCATGATAATGGTGTTCCTTATGAGTCTAATATGATGATTGAGGTTGACGCGCCTTCTTCAGGTTCTCAGCATATTGGCGCACAATACGGTGATGAAAATATATTAAAGTTAACAAGTGTCCTTACTGACCCTGTTGACCGTACAGGATTGACTGCTGCAGAAATAAGAATGCTAAGTGAAGGTGTCCCAGATGACGCTATTGCTAAAGACTTATACACAGATGTTGGAGTTAAATACAAAAAGTATATGGAGTCTAGCTACGAAGAGCTAGCCCAAACCGATCCTGAAAAAGCTCGTTTGTTTAAAGAAATTTCAGACGAATTTTTAGGTGGGGACAGAGGGATTGTTAAACCTATTGTTATGAAAGTTCCTTATGGGGCAGGAAACGATACTCTTAAAATTGATTTAAACACGCAATTAGATGGCAGAAAAAAGTTAGCAATTTTAGAACGTGGTGTTGACCCCGACGAATTAATGGAATTTCATTGGGATAAGGGTATGGCTAAGGCTTTAAATGAAGGTCTTGCTACTCAATATCAATTTAAAGAATTTAATTCTGTTATAGGTAAGATTTTTAACACTGCTAAAAATAGAAAGCCTTTGCTAGTTGAAGGCCCTTCTGGTGATATAACTGACTTAACAAGATATGTTATGGGAAGCGAAAGAACTTTTAGGTCCACTATTGGCCCTGAAGGTGTTCCCGATTTAGCGGCAGCAAAAGATGCTAAATGGAGAGGGCAAGAAGTAACTGTATACAATCAAGTTCCTAAATCTGATATATCCCCTGAAGCCATTAAAAAGATTGCAACAGATGCAAAAATGGTAACTCAGGGAATGGCGCCTAATGTAACACATATGATGGACGCAGGATTTTTGCATAAATTGGTTCAAGCTGCGGATGCCGCAGGTATTGAAGTTAGAGTTGTGCATGACGCATTCTTTGTTCATCCAAATGATGTTAAGGCGGTCAAACAATTATCAGGAAAAGTATTTCAAGATCTCCACGCTAATTACAATATTAGAGAAAAGATGGTTGAAGGCTTAGCTAAAGCTACTGGTATGTCTACGGAGAATATACTAGCTAAAATTGAAGCTAAGGGCTTAACTATGGAAACTAAGTTTGATATTGGAGCACAACCTGTAGAAAGATTTACTAACGTTGTTCGAGGAGGATAACTATGTACAAAGATTACAATGTAATGTCTGCCCAAGGAATGACAGATGCTGAATTGTTAAAAGCTAACGGAGGGCCTGAAAAATTTGCGGGTACTCCCAAAGTTAACACATTTATGGTTAATAAAGTTTATCACGATAATCTTAAAGCTGGAATGTCTAAAGCTGAAGCAAATGTAAGAAAGATTGAAGCTCAAAAGTTAGTAAAAGCCACGAAAGATTGGCGAGGTTACTAAAACAAAAAATAAAGCTACATTTTGGATATAACGTCCAATTTGTAGCTTTATTTTTGCTTTTTAAGGAAAAGCTGATCTCTAGGATCTCCGTATAGAGCACTTTTAAATGCTTGGCTTATGTTTGTTTAGCTTTATTTTTAACTACTTTAAAACAAGTAATATGGAGCAATGGGCAAAAATAAAGGGCCATAACCAGGTTTTAACCCGACTATAGCCCATATTTACTTATTCAACTAGTCCTTTTTTAATAGTAAGCTCTTTTGCTAGAGTATCACTTGATAATGCCCCAACTAACTTTCGCGGCTTTTTGCCGCTAATCTCAATTACTGTTGTAGGTATTGACTTTACTCCGTAAGCTACTGCTATTTCAGAGCCCTCTGGGGATTCAATATTATATTTTTCTACTTTCCAATTTCCTGTAAGCCTATTTGTTACCTTATCAAATATAGGGCCATAGTTTTTACAAGGCCCACACCAATCCGCATGAAATTTTATTACTTTATGCATTCTCTTTTCTCCGAACTATGAAACGCTGAAATTCTTAAAGACTTAATTAGCCCTAAAATTGTAATTTCTAACTCCTCTTTCATTTCATCACTGTAGTTAATACTTTCGTATAAATTAACTGCGGTGCTAAGTGCCTCTGCTATTTCCATAACTGGGTATTTATCACATTGCATTATTTTTTCTCCTTAGAGCCAACAATTGCCGGCTTTTTATTTTTATCTTCTTTTGGTTGTTTAGTTTCAAGTAAAAACTGGATAAGGTTCCTATGAACATCATCACTCATTGGTACCTCATCTATTTCTACTATAGAAGTATTTAAAAATGGTGAATCCACATCCACCAGTTGAATTGTTACTTTTGCTATTGTAGCCATTATTTATCTCCTATTACTTGTGTTATTGTGTTTTCAGTATACCACCTGAATTTATTTTTAGTTGCCCATTCACCGTGGGTTAGCTTTGTGCCATCTTTACGAACTTTTGCATGAGGCATTGGAGTTTTATGATTATAAAATAAAAATAGCAACTCTTTACCTTTTGGCAAAGAGTCCCTAATCCACACATATTTTCTAGCTTCTGCGCTGTCCATAAATCTACCTTTAGCTTCTATAATTAAATTACCTTTGCCAAAGTCCGGGGTGTAAGTATGGTCAATTGTGTAAGAAATTTTATCTGGGTGGTGCTCCCAATCTTTTAGTAACCCTTCTCCTAACTCCCCTTCCCATTTAGAATCAGCATTTCTTATTGAAGCTTTCCATTTATTATTTGGTCTATAACCCATTACTTCATTCTCCCATTATTAGGGCCATTCGTAAATGGCTTAACCCTAACTCCATCTATAACATTTTTAGTTTTACTTCCACAAGCTGTGCAAGGGCTAGGTTTGTTATAATCCGCTAAAGCTCTATGCTCATCCTCTTCAAGCCCACAAACTGTGCATTTATTTCTATATACCATCTAACTCTCCTATTTTAGCAATATACTCTTCTTTGCTAAGACGCACTTCTTTGTATTTTAGCCTTTCTAGCTCTTCTTTTAAATCTTTTATTTCTTTTTTCAAAGATCTATTTATTTCTAAAGCTAAGCTTAAGGCGTTTTGATTGTTGTTAGGATTGCTCATTGCGCCTCCTCTGCCCAACCCCAAGAATCACCTGACATTCCTGCTGCGTTATAATCTGTAACAGTCCCTTCAAAAAAGTTTTTAAAGCTGTCACCACCAATAATCCATTCTACCCAAGGTAATGGGTTTTCTTTAACCTTAAAATTAGGTTTTAGCCCTAATTGTATAAGCCTTCTATCCGCAATGTACCTGATATAGCTTTTAACTTCTTTAGCCGTCAGTCCTTCAACTGGGCCAAGGCCAAATGCTAAATCAACTACTTTGTCTTCCAATGCAACAGCAACTCTAACCATTTCGTATACTTCGTTTTTAAATTCATCATTAACAATACGAGGATGCTCATCAACGAATACCCTAAATAACTTGGTCATAGCCTCTACGTGTTTGGTCTCATCCCTTATTGACCACTCAATAACTTCACACATACCTTTCATTTTGCCAAACCGTTGGTAGTTAAGAAGCATAATAAATGCTGAAAATAAGCTCATACCCTCATTAATACAAGTTTGCGCTAAAGCTTTTCCTAAGCCATGATGGGTTGTTACATCATTGTTTTGCATAAATTCAATTTTAGCAACCATCTCTTTATACTCTAAAAATGCTGAGTATTCTTCGTCTGGAAATCCTAGCGTATCATTTAATAATGCGTAAGCTCTTTGATGGGTTCCTTCACGATTAGCAAAGGATAAAAGCATATTTCTAATTTCATTGTTTTTAAACTTAGGAATAAATAAATCACAATAGTTTGTGGCCACTTGCACATCTGATTGTGTAAACAATCTAAATATTTGTGTTATGTGATTCTTTTCTTCCGGGGTTATTACTTCTTTTTTCCACTGGTCAACGTCTTCTTGCAATTTTAGTTCCCATGTTCCCCAATGAATTTTTTCGTGGTCCTCTGTGACCTCCATTGCAAACGGGTACTTAAAAGGTTTATACGTTTTGCTTTCTTCTAATAAACTCATTTTTCTCTCCTTATATTTATCCTGAACACGCTAAGCATTCAGTATCATCAATTTTAAAATCTTTAATTTTATCTTGTTCTACTTTTATTCCAACCTTTTCACCTGTTTCACCGGCAGAAGCTCTTAAATAATATAAGCCCTTAAGATTAGATTTCCAAGCGGTAACGTGGACGCTATTAACATAAGACTTCATTGACCCCGCTTCAAAGAAAACATTGACAGACTGCCCTTGGCAAATATGGACTTGTCGGTCTGCTGCGTGCTGAACAACCCAATGCTGATCTAGCTCAAATGCAGTTTTAAATACATCTTTTTCCCAATCTGTTAAGTAATCTAAATGTTGAACAGACCCTTCATGCCTTATAATGTCTCTCCATTCTTCTTCTAACCACTCTTTACTTTCAGCTAATCTTAGCCTGTGCTCTTCTAACACAAATTCTAAATTTGTATTTTTAATTAAATGAGCCCCTACTCTGGTTCTATGCGTAAATGCATTTGATTTAAGGGGTTCAATAGAAGGCGATGTTCCAAGTATCATGCCTGAATTAGCGTTAGGCGCAATAGCTAACAAATGACTATTTCTACGGCCTGTGCCTTTACCTAACTTGTATTCACCTCTAGTTTTAGCTAAAGCTTTTGTAGCTTCTACTGCTTTTTCTTTAATATGCTTAAATATCATTTGATTTTTGCTAACAGCCAATGCCGACTCAAAAGGTATATTGCTTGCCTGTAAATAACTATGAAATCCCATGGCCCCTAAACCTAAGCTACGCTCAGACGCGGCGGAATAAGCGGCTCTTGCAATTTCTGGGGGTGAGTGTTTTATAAACTCTTCAAGTACATTATCTAACATAGTGATTAAATCTTGCACTAATGTAGTATTTTGCCATTCTTCAAACTTTTCTAAATTAAGCGACGACAAACAGCAAACGGCTGTTCTGTCCTTATCTGTAGGCAAATGTATTTCATTACACAAGTTAGACCCTTTAATAGATAGTCCTTTATCTTTTAATGCTTGAGGCAATTTTCTATTAGATTCGTCAATAAAGTTAATATAAGGCTCTCCCGTTCTAAACCTTGTTTCTAAAACTCTTTGCCATAAATCTCTAGCGTCTACAGTATCTCTAACAGATTTATCGTGAGGATCAATCAGGTCCCAAGATTTGCCTTCGATAACTTTGTTCATAAAGCTGTCTGTAATATTTACAGCATTATGCAAGTTAAAGCATTTACGATTGCTATCTCCGCCTGTGGGCACTCTGATATTAAGAAATTCTACAATATCAGGGTGACTAATATCCAAATAAGCTGCATAAGATCCTTTTCTTGTTTTACCTTGCTTATACGCAGTCATTGATGAATCAGCAACCTTAATGAAAGGAATGGGCGACGGTGCTTTATCCGAAACCGCTCTAACATCCGACCAGTGGCCCCCAACGCCTCCCCCTTTTACCGATAGCCAAGCTAATTCAGATTGATGCTCTATAAGGCCTTCTAGTGTGTCTGGGACATAAGACAAAAAGCAGCTAATAGGTAAGCCTTTTACAGGCTCCCCCTCTTTTGGTGCGTTAGACAGTATTGGGGATGAAAACATAAACCAGCCATCTGATACAGCATTGTAAAGTCTTTGCGCTAATTCTAAGTCACCACCCGAATATGCAACGCTTGCTCTTGCGTAAGCTTGCTGAGGTGACGTTTCCCCCTTCTTTAAATAAAAATTATCAAGCAATTCTTTTGCTTGTTGTGTTATTTTTAAATCTTTTTTTAGGTCAATTTTTATTCCTAAATAATTTCTCATATTTCTCCCTGTTTATTTGCGAAAAAACAATTTAACCCATATTTTATACAGGTTAAATTGCTTAATTTATTTAATGACCCTTTGGAGGGTTTGTCATTTCCTTAATTGGTAATGCTTCAGAAAGCACAAAACCTTTTTTCATGTATTCAGAAAACTTCATACATAAAACTTCTCCATCTATTCTTTCGCAGTAAATGCCATCTTCTTCCTGCATTTCGCCATTAGTGTATGTCATACCAAGTTTCTCCTATTTTAGATGTGCCATCCATTCTACAATTAAAACCTAACTGCTCACCTGCTATAGTTGCGGCCTTTTCTAGTATAGTTGCTAGTCTAGGTGCATCTTCAGCAGAGCACTCAAAGTTTTGCTCATCATGCATAATAGCTAGTAGCTTACAATCAATATTATTTTTTTCTATTAGCTTTGCAGATATATTAGCCCATTCTTTTGCAAGAATAGCTTCGTTACCTTGTAGCAAATAGTTAAGCAATTTATGAGGAGAATCGACTTGAATTTTTCTACCATCCTGAGCAATAATAGTTTTGCCACCAGATTTTTCAAAATCTAACCTCAATTTAGATTGTAACTTGCTTAATGCCGGAAAGCTCTTTAAGAATTTTGCTTTAAGATCTTTACCGTCTTTAGCTTTACCCCCAACAATAGAACCAATTTTAGTATCACCTGCCCCAAATAAAAACGCATATATAAAAGTTTTAGCTTGCGCTCTAGTTTTTAAACCCGCGGCTTTTTGGTTTACCGTGTGAACATCAGTTCCTTCGGACTCTTTACCAGCAATAACTGTTTCCGAGTAAGTTTTATCTCCCATAGCAGCAGCTAGCAATCTTAATTGCGCAGATGCTAAATCGCACCCAACTAAAACTTTATCACGAGGCGCTATAAAGATTTCTCTCATTTCTTTGCCAAATGTCGCTTTAGCCCCTGGAACATTTACTAGATTTTTGTGGCTCATTCTACCTGTTGCTGTTCCTAAAGTAAATGGCACGCACTCAATTCTACCATCTTTGCGCCTTGATCCTAGCCAGCCTTTTGCTTCTTCTTTTTGATTTTGAAGAGTGTTAAGGCGATGCTGATATGTAGCGTGTAAAGCGATATCTTTGCCAAGAGTCCCTTTAATAGACCCATAGGAATCCTCCGTTAATTTAGCTGAAGTTCTAATCATTCTCCCTTCGGCAGTTCTTTTTATATTCCATTCAGTTGGCTTCCACCCATTTTTAAATAGTAACTTTTTCACTTCGCTGTGTTGCGTTAATTTAGCATCGTCAAATTGTACCCGGCAGTAAGCACCGTGGACTTCTACTTCTTCCCCAAGCCACTTAACTTGCGCTGAATGTAATTGGCCAGCTTTAGTATATCTTGGTAAAATTGGTTTTTTCAAGCGTTGCCCTTCTTTTAACTCAGTGTCATACTTAATACCGACTGTCCCTAAGATTTCGTTGCATTCTTTATTAGTAACCCAGACATCTGGGCATTTAACAATTTTAGGCATTAATGGCTCAATATTTTTCCTGAGTGTTTCAATTTCTTTCTTTAGAAAATGTATGTGCCTTAAAGCTAATCTTTCATCAATCAACCAACCATTTTTTACTTGTTGCGCGCTAATTCTAGCAATAGCAAACTCACGTTGAATAACTGACTTAGGAATACCTGATTTCTTAAACTCTTTCATTAATTGTATATAAACGCGAACATTTATTTGTACATCCATTTCGCATCTATTAAGCATAGCATCTTCGTACACTTCCCATTGCTCTTGCGCTGGCTTAAGAACTCCTAAAGCTTCGCCCCATTGAGCTAAACTATGCCTGCCTTTCGTTCGCCCAAGTTTGCGATTAAAGTCCAATAATTGAGACATAAGGAACGTATCAACAAGCGTTGCGCTAGTTTTAAAGTCGTACAACTTTTCTAGCACTACTTGGTCATACGCAATCCAATTATGCCCAATAATTTGTTTTGCTTTTGACATAATTTTAAGAGCTTCTTCAATACTCCTATAATTATCATTACAATCAGTAAAAGTTTCTTTTTCTTTTGTTTCTATATTAAACATGCTGATGCACCATAGCTTAGTAACATCAGCCTGAAAGCCATTTGCTTCCAGGTCAACTACGAGCTTTTCATTCATATTTATATCTCCTTTATTTATAATTGACTAAACTCTACGGGCACATTTGTTAATCTGCCTGTATCACTGTCAAATCTTGCATGACCAGCGGGGCCTGTAAATCCTGTAAAGCGATTTTTAAGCACGCTGATCTTTACGCGTTGTCTTTCAAACTCGTCTTCTTCATACTTGTTTCTACTAAAACCGATAATTTGGAAAGCAATCTGCTTAAGAGACCCCGACCCTTTTAACGCGTCTTCAGTAATATTAGCACCTTCTTCGAAAGTTTTAGTGCCTCCACCAGTTTTTCTTAAATGTGAAACCACACCAATCCAAACATCAAACTTTTTACAACATTTCAATAAATCAGACATTAACTTATCCATAGACTCGTTAACACTTCCATCTACCTCACTTACTGCTAAAGTTATGTGGTCTAAATATATAAATTTACAACCGCTAGCAGCCATAAATTCAATCTTTTCCATTAAAGAGTTGTCACTAACCGACCCTTGATGGTCAAGCATAGTCAACCGACCACTTCCAGCTACAGCTTCCCAAGCTCCTCTACCCTCATCCCCTTCTCTATCAAATTCAACATCGGGCAAAGTTATTCTTTTATTTAAATGCAGCCCAATAAGACCATCAAGTGTTTCTCTAATAGACTCTTCTAAAGACACTATACCTACTTGAATATCAGTTGTTTGAAGAATGTGATAAATATCTTCCCTAACAAATGAAGATTTACCGCTTCCTGTGCCGGCTGTAAATATTGTTAATTCACCAGTTCTTCTGCCATAAGTCATTTTATTAACTTCACCAAAACATTCTGGGTATAAAACCGAATCTTCCCTTCGATCCTCGTAAAATAATTCCCAAGTATCTGCAGAGTTTACAATACCTGCTGGCGAGTAAGGCTCGGCATTCCAAATTGCTTTTTCCAATTCATACAATTTGTCTACTTTTAAATAGTCATTAGCATCTTTACCATATCTGCCTAAAGCTGCTATTTTAGCTTTACCTGTACGAATAATTTTAGCGCATTCTTTTGCACCGTCTAGCCCCTGCTCATCAGCGTCAAACATAAAAACAACTTCATCAAAGCTATTTAAGTACTCTAAATTAGCTTGTACTTGTTTTTTCGCATTCCCAGCACCATTAATAACTGATACTACTGGCCATTCTTGTTGCTTATTTTGGTATAGTTGCTGAACCGACATAGCATCTAAAGCACCTTCAGTTACCACAATTTTCTTTGCGGATCCTGGTGGAAATTTGGCTTGCCCAAATAGCTCATCGCTATTTTTAACCGAGCCAATAGCTGTAAACTTTTTATCCGCTACTTCTCTTCTTTCAAATCCAACAACCTTGCCTTTATTAGTTATTGGATAATAATGAAACTGAATAGTTTTTCCATCTGTTTCACTATATCCTACTTTAACACCATAAAGTTCAGCTATTGTTTTCTTAATTCTTCTTTCTTTAAAACCTCTTACAGGAAAAGTAGATACTTCCTGAACTGTTTCTCTAGTGTTCATAAATTCATTTCCTTGTGTTTGTGTTTGTTTAACCGTTGTTTGCTCTTTTACAACACCAGAATCTTCACACCCAAAACAGAAATAAGTAAACTTATTGCCGTTATCGTATATTGCTCTATTGTCGTTTGATCCACAAACTGGGCAAGCTTCGTGGCGAATAAATACGCTTGGTTGCTCTTTCATGTGTGTCTCCTTTTATATTATTTATTCCGTTATCTCTTCAGATACGCTTTCAACGGTAGCGTATGACACCAGTTTTACCTGGTGTTTCGAGTAGCTTTCTCCTCCAAGAAAACCACTTAGGGGTTCTTAATTAAAAGTCATCGTCCGTATCAATTTCAAGATTTAAGTCCGAGTCATCTTTAAATGGTGAAGCTTCAACAAATTCTGCGCCTTTCTCTATTGTTCCAAATTCAGAACCCGCTGGAATATCAGCTTCATAAGGAATTAAATCGGTGACTAAAACATTTTTAAGTGACATTGAAGTGCCGCTAGTTCCGTTATATTTCCAATCATATGTATCGTAAGAAATAGTCCCCTTAGAGCCATTACCAACAGTTACACCTACTAAAGGAACAATTAAACCTGCAGCGTCTTTAGTAAATACCCCAGGCGCTTTAAGCTCCTTTCCTCCTGCAGTAACCGCGTTAGCTTTAAAGGTTAACTTGTATTGCCCTGTTTCATTACCATCCGCATCTTCAACTGGACGTAAAGAGCGTATTAAGCCTTTCTTTTTGAACTCCGAGGCTGTTTTCTTATCAACATTAGCTGTCGCTGACCACTGCTTTTTCTCAAAATTCAATTGAGGATTTTTAGGGTCTAGAAAACACCAGCTTAATTCAACATTTTCTAATAAATTTGCCATTTATATTTCTCCTTTTCTTAGTATTTGTGGAAGATCCCACATTTCATTTTCTACTCTTCTCATCCAGAGCAACCTCCCCATTTCAATCATTACGCTTTTGTAAGATTTTCCATAGGCTTTCTTGTAAGCTTCAGCAATTGCAACCCAAGCATCATCAATTTCGGGGTGTTTAGCTAATAGTTTTTCAGCTGTTACCTTTCCTATTTTAGCTACCCCTTGTATATTATCTACTGGGTCACCTGTTAACATTTGAAATTGCATTGATCTCATGCCATCAAATTCTGTTACGTAGCTTGCTTCTTCTTTTCTAAAGTTGTATTTATTACCCGGAACCATCCAAAGATCTTTATCAACAGTGCATATGCATGTACCATCTGGATCTTTACTTTGGGCTATAGCTAATGTATCATCAGCCTCTTCGTCAACACTTACAACAACATCATATTTATCAATTAAATAATTTCTTACTTTTTGATAATAATACGGTTTTTCAGATGATCTATTTCCTTTATAAGGCTTAGTTATACTAATTTCCTTCCTAAAGTTAGTAGTTCCTGATAAATGGATTTCAAAAGTTTCGCATTGTGCATCTCGCACTATTTTCAAAATAAAGTTATCAATAAACTCAATGCAGGATTTCCACTTAGTTAAACGAATATCCCCAGCTTCAACTATTAGGTCTTCGTCTCCAAAGTCCATTAAATCATCAGCTGAATCTTGAGCAAATCTTTTGCTTTCTCTTGAATCCAAAACTTCTCCACCGCTATTTACTACGTCAAAATAATTAGTTTGGCCCCAATTTGCAGACCAATAAACTAATACATCGCCGTCAATTAGCGCTTTTATTTGTTTCTTCATATCTTACTCCAAAATATTGAGAAATAATCCATTCAGCTTCTTGGGGCTTAGCTTTAAACCACTCATTTTGTCGTTCGTACTCAGCTTGTAGAATCTGGTGAATTTGTCCCTCTGTTTCATGTCTATCTTCTGTATGGAATGTGCTATATAACTTATAAGACCTATGGGGATCGCCAGTTTGGTATTTTGTTAATCTATCTTTAGCATTAATACTCATACCTACTTTAATCCAACCTTTAAAAGCCTCGTTAGTCATAATATAAATTTCTCCTGAAACATCTTTATTGTCTAACTCAACGTGTGACCACGCATCATCTAATGACTTGAATATTCCTGGTTTATGAATTTTACTTGAAATGGGAATATATTTTCCATCTAAGAACATTCTCTTTTTATTGTATTTATTTTTAAAACATGCCCTACAAAACTTATGCCTGCCTTTCGCAGACCAATTAGCTCCATCGACAAGTTCTATTTTGCAACTTGTGCATGTATTCATATATCTCCTATTTTTAATATATACTATACAACCGCATAACTACTTATCTGGCGGCTCATCATCTTCGGGTAACAAATCTTCATCAACAAAAAATCCTTGGTCGTTATAAAATTCTTCATCGCGAGAATTGTCTGTTCTATTGATTAAAAATATTAGCTTATCAATGGCTCCAGGGTCCCCTGGGCTTAACCCATATATTTCGCATAGCTCTTGAAAATCGCTTGCCATACTTTACTCCTTATTAATTATATGCGCGGAAGCCTAATCTCTTATGAAATTATATATTTAGCTTCCGCTACATCTTGTATATCTAAATTTCCGTACATAACCGGATTAGCATGCAGCCCAAACGCTTTAAGAGTATCTCCTAATTGGTCTTTTTCAAATATTTCAATAAATGTTTCTTTGAATGTTTCCAATAATAGAGAAGTTTCTTCGGCATTAACTGAAAATTGGTCGTGAATCATCATAAACGATTCAACCCCTTTTTCTGCTAAATTAGCTATAGTCAACGATAATAACGCGGCATCTTGTGAATGCACAAAATTAGCTCCTATACCTTTAGCATGGTCACTTTTCATCGGCTTATCTATAAACAATTGAAAAGATAATTGCACTAATTTTCCTGCAAAACTACAATTAACTCTCCCTGTTTCAATTCTTGAATAATCTTGAAACGCTGTAAATCCCGATGCAGTTTTCCAAGTTATTAAAGCTTTGCCTCCGTTATCTCTCAAAGCAATTTCAACTCCTTGCTTTAATGCCTCTTTTGCTTGAGTTTGCCTTGGAAATGCTGACTCTACACCATCGTAAATTGCGGTACCTACGTAAGATGCATCGTCAAAAGTCATTTTAGACAACGCATCAACACCATGGTCTCTGCGATCATCATAAGTTTGCTCCTGAATGCACTCTCTGCCTGCATCATAATAATACGACATAGTAGGCCTTTTGCACAGCTTACGCCAAGCCTTATTGCCTAAATGCTCATAATCTTTATAAGCAAACCCCCCGTTTAGCACGGATTTAGCAATTACCATATAAGCATCGCCAATTTCTTGATTAGGATGGTTAATAACGTTAGTTTCTTGAGCTCCAACAGTATCTCTAGTTACAGCAGATAATACCTGTAAGCCTGAATTAGTTGCATCTAACCCAATTGGCAAATAACAAATATAATC